CTGTACATGGCTGTTCCCCCTTACGCCTCGGTTCCATCACTGAAATATGCCATCTGCCAGAAGCCGAACCCTGCATTTCCCCGGCTGTCCACGCCATACAAAAACTGCTTGGAGAAAAAGACGTTGTCATCCGTTTCATTGGTCTTTGCCACGAACTTTGCAGGCTTTCTCTGCTGGTAGATGAGCGGCTTTACCGGGCGTCTGGTACATAAGAGATACCACTGAGTTTCCTGATCGGCCAGATCCGGCAGCACCAGGATCTCTGCTGTATCTTTCATTGTATTGGTCGTTCCCTCGATCTCATCCGCCTTGATGATCTTGCGCGCCGTGCTTTCCAGAGACGGCGGCACCACCAGAAGATCCGGGATCAGGCGCAGGGGACGGCCTTTGCTGTTGGTGATGGACATCATGGACGACCGTGCGGCTGCATAGCTTTCCGCCCCCAGCTTCTTCTTTCCTTTGTTGCTCACCGTTTTTTTGCCGATCTTATGGCTGTCTGAGAAAAAGGCCTGCCCGTCATAGCATTTTTCCGTGGTTCCCTTTTTGAGAAGGCCAAAGACCAGCTCATCCGGGTGCAGGGCAGCACTCTGTCCCAGCATCTGCACGGATGGGTTATACAGGCCGATCTTGTCATCCTCAACCGCCTCTTTTGGCAGCCCTACCGTCAGCTCAAAGCTTTTATTTTTAACCGTGTAATCGCTGGCCGTCAGGTTCTGGATCTCACGATCCCCGATCCATTCCCTCATTCCGGGGATATCCCCCAGCCATGCATAGGTTTCTTCCCCTGTTGTGGACGGAACAACGGTTGCAACCTTCT